AAGTAATAAATGGGTGGATATAGATTATAAATGGAAGTTAAAAGATGGTGTAGAAGCTGAGTATCCACACCAGGATAGTTTACCAGTTTCTGAGGTTGTTAGATGTAGTTGTTTAATTATTTTTAGATAAAAGGAGTAGGTATGTCAAAGAAAATAAAAAAGATAAAGAAAAAGGTATCATTTGGGAATAATGAAGGAATTAATTTTAATTGTGAACTTCAAGAATTTAAAGAAAATAGTGAAAAGGAAGGACAATTTACTGGAATCCTTGTAAATATGCAAGGGAATACTGCTGCTAAAGGAGTATACAGGTTTCAAAAAGGAAGTATGAAATCAAATGATGGTAAAAAATTGCTTTTAATGTATAACCATTATGGGGAATTAATGCCAATTGGAACTTTGACTGGAAAGGAAACAGAAAAAGGGTTTGAAGTTATAGGGCAATTTCATTTGACAAAGGATGCCAATGGGAATTATTTGAATCCAGAAGCAGCAAAACTTTATTCTTTTATGAAAGAAATGCATGCCTCATTTGAAATGTCAGTTGGTGGAGTTATAGAAGAATATAAGGAAAAATCAGAAGGAAATAATTATTTTATAGATATATATAATTTCAATGCTCATGAGGGAAGTTTGACTCCAAAAGGAGCTGTAAAAGGTAGTAAAGTAACAAGAGTATTTAATAGAGAAAATGGAGGAATAGGACAAATGGATAAGGAACAATTAAAATTATTAATGGCTGAAATATTAGCAAATTTTAAAACTGAGTTATTAGAGGCTGGAACACCAGAAGAAATTAAAAATTTACCTACAAAATTCAATGAAATTAATTCAAAGTTTGAAGAAATTAAAACTGAATTAAATGGAGAATTTAAAGCCGAAATTGAAAAGCAAATGACTGAGTTTAATGAAGTTATTAAAGGATTAAAAGCAGACTTTAAAGCAACTGAAGAAGAAATAGATGATGCAGCACAGTTTAAAGCAATGCTATTAAATGTTAAGGATAACGGAAAAAAGAATGAAATTATCTTTAATGAAGATAGCAAATTAGAATTTAAAGATATGACAGTTGGAGATGGTAAAACAGGTTCTACTACAGGAAAGGCAATAGTAACAACAACAATAGTAAAAAAGATTTTAGAAAGAATACAAGATTCCAATCCAGTTTTAAAAGATATAACATTTATTAGTACTGATGATGGAGGGGTAACAATTCCAAGAGAAATGGCTGGTTTGCCTGAAACGGGTTGGGTAGGAGAAATTGAAGAAAGAAAAGATACTGCCGTAGCAAAAATTGAAAATATAACTGTAAATATTTCTCAGTTATATGCTTTGCCAGTTATCACAAATAAACTTTTAGCAACTAACTACGTTGGTTATGCGACATTTTTATTAAAAAGAGTAGAATATGCACTTGGTTTAAGATTGGCAGATGCTGTTTTCAATGGAAGTGGTACAAATATGCCATTAGGAATTTTAAAAGATGTAGCTGTAACAAATCAACAAGAAATTGATACATCTGATGATGCAAAATTTATAGAAAGTATAATAGATATTTATTACTCGGTGCATACTGATATTGCAAGAGAAGCAAAATGGTATATAAGAAGAGAAACTTGGCAACAAATTAGTAAGTTAAAAAATACTAACAAAGATTTTTACATAACAGATTTGAACACAGGAAATACAAGAACATTAATGTCAAGACCTGTTGAATTGATTGAATCAGAAGGCTCAGGACTAAAAACATTAAAAGAGGCAGTTGCAACAACAGATCCAGTTATGGTTTTTGGAAATATTAGAGAAGGGATTTTAGGGCTAGAAAATCCAAAAATGACTATGAAACTAGAAGACCAAATAACATCAAAAGGGCTAACTAAATATTACATGGAAAAAGGTGTAGGTGTTGGAGTACAACTTCCTGAATATTTTGTAAAAGTAGTAAAGAAAGCCTAGTAAAAAAGCTCCTGGTATTTTTATATCAGGAGCTAAAAATAGGAGTAAATGATGGATAAAGAATTAGGATATGACTTAAATATAGCTAAAACTCTTACAGGAATAGAAGATGAAAAACTTTTAAATTTTTATATTAATGCAGTAATAAAAAAGATAGAGGGAATATTAGGCTATGAACTCCTAAAAGGGCAAATAACGAGTTTAGTTAGTGGACTTAATAAAAACTATGTATTCTTACCTAGAAAAAGAATTGAAAGGGTATTGAACGCTAAAAAAGGGTGTAAAAAACTCCCTTTCAGTTTTGTAAATAGAAAAGTAATATTTGATGAAATTATTACAGTAGATTCTTATGTAGAAATTGAATACATTGCTGGGTATGAAGAACTAACTGAAAATCTTTTAATGTTCATTTGTTCAACTATAAAAGAAGAGCTTTCAAATGCTGAGGGGTTAAAGAGTTATGGAATAAGAGGAATAAACTATACTTTTCTTAATAAGATAGAACAATCAGATAACTTCATACGAGGAGTTAAGGACTTGTTTGGAGTTGTAGAAATATGATAGTTAAATCATTAAAAGAAATTGAATACTTGGCAAAGCATCAATTAGAAATTGGAATATTAGCTATTGATAAAAGTTTAATGGGAGAAGATGGAAACACAACAATATTGAATTATGCAATATGGAATGAATTTGGGACTTCTGATATACCAGCTCGTCCTTTTATGAGAAATGCTTTTGATAGTAACAGAGGAATCATTTCAAACTTGATTCAAGCAGCACCCAAGAAGGTTATAAAAGGGGAAAAGAGTGGAAAAGAAGCACTTATGGAGATAGGAGAAACTATAAGGGGTTTAATAATTCAAAGTATTGCTACAACTCAGGCTTGGGCAGTTCCAAATGATCCAAAAACTTTAAAAATAAAAACTAAAAATGGACAAGCTAATAACACAAAGCCACTTATTGATAACAGATTTTTAATTAAAAGTATTAGGTATCAAATAGTAAATGAAAATGGGACAATAGAATATTTGTCAGACTTTAAGGATGTATAAGATGGATAAAGTTATTTTATTAAGAAAGCACATAACAAATATAAAAGTTATTTCAAAAGTTGAAGGAAAATGGGAAAAAGGAAAATATATAGCTGATAAGGAAAAAGAACAGATTATAAAAGGTGTATATATGCCTGTTTCATCTGATACCTTGAAGTATTATCCACAAGGCGAAATAACTTTAAAAGATATGGAGTTATTTACAAAAGAGAAGCTAAAAGAAGGGGATATTGCTATTTTAAGAAATGAAGAATTTAAAATAATTGAAATAACTGACTTTGATTATTTAGCTGATATAAAAAGCTATATTTTAAAAAGGAGTACAAAAGATGATTAATCTTATAATTGAACTTCTTAATAAAATGAGTAATATACAAATTATCCCAGCTTTTACTGATAAAAAGCCTCCAAAAAAGCCCTATGCAACATATCAAGTGTTAAGCATAAACAGTGCTGATTTTAGAGGATATACAGAAAGAGAATATATAAAAAAAGATGAAAAATACCTTGAAACAACAGAATATAGAATAATGGCAAGACTTCAATTTGATGTATATTCTGAAATACAAGAAGAGGCTTTGGAAAATTCAACTGAACTAAGAGAGCTAATTCTTTTTAATGCAAGAAGAGAAATTGGAAGAATAGAAGCGGGAGTTGTAAAAAGTAGTGAAATAAAATCATTAAATGAGTCAATTAATGCTAAATATGAATATCGTTGTAGTTTTGACATAGTTTTTGAATATATGAAGATAACAAAAGAAAGAGAACTTGAACTAATAAAAGAAATAGAATTATTAGTTAATGAAAAGCATAGAAGCAGGATAGCAAGGAGGAAAGGATAATGGGAGTATATAGAGAACCAGTAAAAGTTACATTAGAACAAGAGTTAAATTTAACAATAGCAGCACTTAACAAAACTCTTATAGTTACAAATGATAAAAATGCAGATTTTAAATATTATATGAACTCTAAAGATGTTGCTAATGATTTTGGAAACAATTCAAAAGTATATAAATTAGTGGAAAAGTTTTTAGGACAAAGAGATGGAGACGGGAATATATTAAAACCTGATTTCTTTGGAATAGTTGGAGTTACTGTAAGTGGACAAGAGAAAATTGAGGATAAATTGAAAGAAGTGTTAAATGAAAATTTAGACAAAGAGTGGTATGCTCTTTTAACAACTTTTGATAGTGTTGAAACAATGAAGGCTGTAAGTTCATTTTTAACAGAAAATAGAAGAGTCTATATTACAGAAGTAAAAGCTTATCCAATAGCTGATAATTTAAAATCTGATAGAATAGCACCTATTTGGAATTTAAAAAGAGATGAAGCAGATAAAGAATATAAAGCAGCAGCTTATGCAGGAGTAGTTATAACAAAAGGTGCAGGATACAGAAGTTCAATGATAGAGTTACAAGGGATAACAGCTGACACTGAACTAGCTAAGAAGCCTGAACTTACAAAAAATAATATTACATTTCTGGAAAAAAGAACATCAGAAGGCTATATAACAGCCAATGGTGGAAAAGCAACAGATGGAACTTATTTAGATGACACAACTGCTATTGATTGTATTATTGTAAATCTAAATGAAAATTTAGAAAAAGCAATGATAAAAAAGGGGTTTCCACAAGATGATGAAGGTTATGCTTTTTTGGAAGAAACTTTAAATAATACTATGGAAGAAATGGGAGCAAATAAATTAATAGCCAAAAAAAATAAAAAATATGAGTTCATAGTATATCCTGTAAATCAAACAGCAACAGAAAGAGGATTAAGGATCATAAGACCAAGAGTTTTGTTTAGAATAAGAAATTGGGGATATTTTATTGATTTAACTCTAATGAAGACTAATAAAGACATAGGAGGAAAAGAATAATGACTGATTTAAGTAAGAAAATTTTTATTTTTAATGGATATACTTTCAAAAATTTTAGAAGTTTAAGTGTTGGTGCTCCTGAAGATCAGTATAAACAATCAGATAAGAGCATCTATGGAGAAAGAAGAATATTGTATAGCCCAGACCCAAATATGGAAATAACCATTACTGTGCCAACTGGAACAGAAGATGAAAAAATACTTTTAAATGCTTCTGAAAACGTGGTAACTGGCTCAGGATATTTTAAAGATAGTTCTAACTCAAAGTATAGTAGAGGAGTAACTATAAAGGAAATTGGAGTAAATAAAAGCGAATTGGCTAATGATGGAGAATCAGATTCAAGAGAATTTAAACTTGTGTGTATTGGTGTGAGTGAGGTAATAAACTAATGGAAAATAAAAAAGAACAACAAGAATTAAAAAATAAAGAATTTTTAGAAAAATTAAAAAATAAAAATGTTTCAAATGTAATTTTTAAAACTGATGGTTTAGGAGCTTTGGAATTTGATCTTATGATGACTGGAAAAGATTTTAAAACAATAGACAGATCTTTCAGAGTAGAAAGAGTTTCAACAGATACATTTTTTAAACTTTCAGCCAAAAAAGATGAATTAACAACAGCAAAAGAGTTATTGACAACTTTTGTAGCTCAACCAGCTGAAGCAAGAGATATAGAATTTTTTAATATGGATCAAGAGGCTTTATTAACAATGGTCAATGTTATTACAGAATTTCAGCAAACACCCTTTCTATTCATTAAGAACTTTGGAGAAAATAAGGGAAATTAAACAAGGAAGGTTTGACATTTGCTTTGAATCTAAAATTTCATATTTTAATAAATCCGTTGGCGAGTTGTGTTATGAGGAGTATATGCTTTTACAATTAGCCTGGGCTAATTATGCTAAAAGAAAAAATAAAAATTAGAAAGGAGGAGAGTTAGCTATGCTTGAACAATTAACATTGGCTTTTAAAGTAATAGGAGATGGACTTGACTCTTTAAAAAAAATTGATGTGCAAATTGATGCTTTAAAAAATAGCATGAATAATGCTAAGAACTCTATAAGTTCAGCATTTAATGGGTTAAAAAGTAAAATTAATTCAGTAAAGCAAAGTATAGTCAATTTTAAAAATAAAATAAGTTCAACTTTTAGTGCGTTAAAAGCTAAGATTATGGCTAACTTTCCTGCTATTTCAAAACTAAGAAATGGATTTATTGGACTTCGTAGAGGATTAGGGAACTTTGGAAATTATGCCCAGCAACAGTTTCAAAATAGTAAAGAAAAAGCTAATTCATTCTTAGGAGTTTTAAAAAGAATTGCTACAACATTAGCAGCAGGTTTTACATTAAAAACTGCTATTGAAGGAGCAGGGAATATTGAACAGTATAGAAATACACTTGAAACTGTTTTGAAGGATTCAAACATGGCAAGAAAGAAATTAGCTTGGGCTAGTAGATTTGCTAATAAAACTCCATTTGAAACAGAAGAGGTAGTTGGAGGAATGACTAAACTTCAATCTTATGGAATTGAAGGGGATAGAATTTTAAAGACTACTAATAGAACCTATTTAGAAATGATTGGGGATATGGCATCAGGAATGGGCAAAAGTTTTGACCAGGCTATTGAAGCTGTTGCTGATGCAAGAACTGGAGAACTTGAAAGATTAAAAGAATTTGGAATAACTAAAAATATGATAGCTGAATTTGGTAAAAGTAAAGGTTTAGAAATCTTTAATAATAAGGGACAAATTCAAGATTTAGAGCTATTTAATAAGACTTTGTTTGAAATGATGGACTCTCGTTTTGGTGGTGCAATGGAAAAACAAGCCAAAACATTTAAGGGAGGACTATCAACTATATCTGGAGCTGCAAAGTCAGCACTTTCAACATTGGCAGGAGTGAATGAATTTGGAGATGTAGTTGAAAACTCTCCATTTCAAATTCTTAGAGATAAGGTTATTATTCCATTTGCTAATACTTTAGTAAAACTTCAAGAAGATGGAACATTTACTAGATGGGCAGAAAATTTATCTAATATTTTTGGAGAAATAATTAATATTGGTGGAAAAGTAATAGATTTTATCGTTAAGTGGAAGGAAGTTTTAATTCCTTTAGCAAGTGCAATAGCTGGAATTTTTGTACTTAATAAAGTAATAGTTTTAATTGGAGCATTAAAAACAGCATTATCAGCTTTTTCTTTTAATCCTATTATGCTTGGAATAGGAGCTGTAATAGCTATTGGTGTTTTATTATATAGAAACTGGGATTTAATAAAAGCAAAATTAGCTGCACTGTGGGGAAGTATAAAAGCCTTTGGAGTTAAAATAAAAGATTTTTTTGTAAAAATATGGGAGAAAATAAAATCTTTTGGTAAGGCATTATGGGATGTTGGAAAAAAGATATTTATGTTATTTACTCCTTTTGGCTTAATTATTACAATTGGAAAATTAATAATAGAAAATTGGGATTTAATAAAGGCAAAGTTCTCAGAGTTAGGAAGTTATTTATATAACAAAATACTTGATATAGGTAATTTTTTCATAGGTTTAAAGGATAAAGCTGTTGATGTATTTTTTAAACTAATAGATAAATTAAAAGAAGTGTGGGAGACAATGAAGTCAACTGCTGCTTCAGCCTTTGATTTTATATTAGATTATGTTGCTAAAATTTGGGAAAACATTAAAGGATTTTTCTCAAATTTAGGGCAAAAAATAAAATCATTGCCAGGTATATCTTGGTTTTTTGATGATAGTGGAGAAAAGAAAACAACAACTGAAAGAGTATATTTTGAAGATACTCCTGTGGTAGATGGTACTCATAAAACAGGACTTGAATATGTTCCTTTTGACGGCTATATAGCTGAACTTCATAGGGGAGAAAGGGTACTAACTGCTGAAGAAAATAATGCTTATTCAAATGTAGAAAATAATAGTTTTTCAGATGTAAAGACTTCAACAAGTAGTAAAAATTCTAATAAATCTGATAGAAAAGTTATATTAAATCTTACTATAAATATGCCAACAACTCCAAAAGTTGAAACTGACTGGAATAGAGTAGGAGAAATAATAGTAGAGAAATTGGAAGATTTTATGCTACAAAATGAAATTGCAAAAGGAGATATATAGATGTTTTCAATAACAAATTTGATGAGTAAAGTAAGTAGTTTTTTAAGCAGTGCTAACTCATTGTCTAATCAAATTGATAATCGTATAAAAAAAACTCCACCTATTTTATTAGGAAATATCCAGCTTCAATTAGTTTCTGAAGTATCTGAAAGCTATTCTAATGATGTTCCAACAGTTCCAATAGATGATGGGACTCAAATAGCTGATAATATAACTCCCAACCCTTTAGAATTATCTTTTAAAGTTCAAATTGTTGGAGCTAATCATAAAGAAATTTTTGAAAAAGTTATAGAACTTAGAAATAAAAGAGAGCTTGTAGACTTGTATATGCTTAAGTTATATAAAAATATGGCTATCACAAGTATAGAAAACACAATAACTTCTTTATACTATACAGAGTTCACAATTTCCTTAGTTGAAATAAAAATTGCTCATATTTCTATGATACCAGCACCTAGTAAAAAGGCTAAACCTGTAGTAAGAAAAAAAACAAAAATTAAAACAACAGCAACAACAAAAGCAAAAAATAAAGTTAGTGGGAAAAAAGATTGGGAAGGCGATTTACAAAGTGAGCATATAAAATTACCAGGAGCATAAGGATGAAAATAAATATAATGAAAGAATCAATTCCATATATAACTGATGTAACTATTGCAGGGACAACCTTTCAATTTGAATTTACATATAATTCTTATGATAAAAGGGTATATGTAACACTGTATGATATTGAGAATAATTTAATATATCCAAATGAGCCTATTTTATTTGGTATTCCGCTTTGGTTTAATAAATTGATTGATGAAAAAGAAAACTTTAATAAAAAATATCCACAAAAATACATTATTCCTAATACTTTGGACAGAAAAGCAGTAAAAATTGACTATGAAAATATAGATAAAATTGAACTTTTAGTGGAGGAATAATGGAATTTATAGCAAATAGACCTATTTTCCCAAGAAATTCATATCTTGTTATAAATGGAGTAAAAGTAAATGACCATAATAACGATGGTTTAAAATTTGATGTTGAAGTAAAAAGTGGAGAAGAAGGAAAAGTAGGAGTAGGAACATTTAAAATATACAATTTAAGTCAAGATATTGAGGTAGGAAGTGAGATAGAGCTTTGGTTTGGATATGATTCTGATATTGGATATTATTCTAAGTATGAAGTTATTAAAAAGAAAAAGGCAAGGGATGGGGCTTCTTTTGTTCAAGAGCTAACTTGTTCAGAGAGAACTAAGAATAGCAGTAAAATAGTTTCTATTAGTTTGGATGGGAATGTAAGAATATCAGAAGCTATTAAGGAAGTTACTAAGGAACTAGGGTTAAATCTTATTTCTATGGATCTAAAAAAAGACAAAGTTTATACAAATGGTTTTACTTGTTATAGTCAAGGCTTTCAAGAATTGAAAGAATTAGTTGGAGATTCTGAAAGTAAAATGACTTTAAAAGGGGATGACCTTTATATTTATACAGAGAAGCAGAAAAATCAAGCTATTTATTTAACTTTTGAAAGTGGTTTGATACATAATCCTGAAGCTGTTGAAAAGCAAGAAAAGGAAACAAAAGTAAATAAAAAGTCAGATAATAAAAAAACTGATAGTAAAAAAGATGAAAAGTGGAGTAAGGAAAAGAAAAAGAAAACTGTAAAAGAAAGTAATAAGTATGACTATACTGTTGAATGTTTCCCAATTCACTATATAAAAAAAGGAGACATTGTATATGTTTCAAGTGATGATGTTAGTGGGTTTATGCAAGTTGAAGAGGTAAATATTTCTTTAAATGATAGTTGGAATATGAAACTGGGAGTAAAAGTGATGAAAGATGATGGAAAACATAAGGATAATTCTAGTAAAAATACAAAAAATAAGAAAGGGTAGATTTGTAGATGCTAAGCCTTTGTTTAGTCCAAATGGAGTTGCTTTACCTGTACTTCGTAATGTTCCAGTTGCCTTGTTTGGGGATAGTAAAGACCATATTGATTGGAATATCAAAGAAGGGGATATAATGCCGTATTTTATATTAACTTTTGATATTTCTTCATATATAAGTCAAGGCTCTCATGATGTTATGGATTCAAATAGAAGGAATAACTTAAATAATGGCTTTATTTTACCTTTCACAATTCCAAATGCTACTGAAAATCTTGAATTTCCTTCTGATATTAGAATTATTGGAGATAGATTAGAGGAAGGAAATATTGATTTAAAAGGAAATTCTAGTCAAAAAGGAAATGTTGAAATAACTGGAGATACTACTCAAAAAGGAAATACAACACAAACTGGGAATATAGTCTCAACTGGAACTGTTTCAGCAACAGAAGATGTTAAGGCTGGAGATAAGAGCTTAAAAAATCATAAGCATTCAGGAGTAGCAAAAGGAAATGACACAAGTGGAGGAGTAGTTTAATGAAAGCTATAAAAATGAATGATGGAGATATTAACTTTTCAACTATTTCAGGAATAGAAGAGTTTTGGCAAAGAGTAGTAAACTCTTTAAAAATATACTCAATAGAGTGCTTTTATGATGAAAATTTAGGACTTGATATAAGAATAATAAATGAACAAGATGTAGCTGAGTATAAACTTGAACATATTTGCAGAAAGTTACAAGAATGGTTTAGAAGTGAAATAGAATCAATTAGTTATCAAATAATTTCTGAGGAAGAAAGAACTTTAAAAGCAAAGATTTATATAACTCATAAAGAACATAATGATATAGAAAAAGAGGTGATTATCAGTGGATAAATTTGAAACAAAAGGCTTTCAAGGGCTTATGGAGTTAGCACAAAAAGAGGCACAAAAAAAGGAAAACTTTGGGAGTGATTTCAATGTTGAGCCAACTGGTGATTATTACAAACTAGCAGCACCTTTTATATATCTTTGTTCTTACTTGGAAGATAAGATTATTTCAATAGCAAGAGGATTAAATATTTATAATGCACAAAATGAAGAATTAGACAATTTATTATATTTTTTTCCTAGAAGATTTGGAACAAAAGCTCAAGTACATTGCAAAGTTACAGCAACAGGTTTTGTTGATGTAATACAAGGGGATATTATTATCCAAGCAGAAAATGGGACAAGATATGAAAATATAGAAAGGTTTGAGGTGGATTCTTCAAAGACTAAAACAATACTATTTCAAAGCCTGTTTGATGGAGAGGAAGGAAACATTCAAATTAATAAAATTGAAAAAGTTATAAAAGCACCAGCTTCAATAGTAGATGTACAAAATACAGAAATTGGAGAAGGTGGGCTTTCTTCTGAAACTGATTATGAGTATTTAAAAAGATATTTAGCTGGAAATAGTAAAGGAGAATGGGCTTTATTACCTGTTTTAAATGCTATTAGAAAATTACCAGGAGTGAAAAGTGCTAACGGGATAAGAAATAATACAATGAACATTGACAGTTTTGGACTCTCTCCAAAAAGCATTTGGATAGTTGTAGATGGAGGAATAAAAGAAGAAATAGCACATGCTATTTATATGCACATTCATACACCTGATACAAGGGGAAGTGTTGTTGTAAATGTTCCAACATCTGTGCCAAATCATTATGAAGTTATAAGATTTGATAGACCAACCCAAGCAGAAATTGAATACAAACTTGATATAAAAAGTGCTGATGAATTGAAAATCAAAAACTTAATTGATGAGTATATTAATGAAGCAGGAATAGGTGCTTTACTATCAAATGGAACATTCTTATATGAATATCTTTACAATAAAAACTATAAATACACTGATTTTGATTTAAAGTTTAGAAAAAAAGGTACTCTTGTTTGGAGTAATTCAATTCAATTAAACTTTAATGAAATACCAAAGAGTGCTGGAGAATATCATGATTGATGAGGTTATAAAGGGGTTGCCTTTACATTTTCAAAAAGAAAATACAATAAAATTTTATAAGACTTTGAAGCCTGTTATTGAGTACATAAATGGGTTAATAGAGGGTTTAAAAAATCAAACATCACTATTAAAATGTTCAGGGATATTTTTAGATTTTATGGGTGAAAGATATGATGAAAAGAGAAGTGGTCGAGATGATGAAACTTATAGACAAGCATTAATTATTAAAAAAATGGCACTTGATGGATTACCCAATACAGAGTTTTTACTTTCACTTACGAGAGAACTTACTAATAAAGAAGTTACAAAATTAAAGACAAGACCATTACAAGAAGTAGCTAGTCAACTATTTAAAGTAAATATGGTTGATGATTTAAAGGTTATTAACAAAATGCCTGATTTAAATAAAGTTTGTGAAGCTGGGGCAAGGATGTATTGGGAACTTGAAATAATCAATAATAAAAGTAATAAATACTACTCATCAATAGTTGAGAGTATGAAAAAAATAGAGATAAAAGCTGATTTTAAACTAGATCAAACTATGAGGATAAATTCAGAATTGAATATAGCTCAAGGGATAGGGTTTACTAAGATAATTCAAATAGGAGGGATTACATAATGAGTTATTTTGAAGGCTTAAAGCTAACAAAAAAAGGTGAACAACTTCAAGCAAAGATAAATGGAAACTTATCTGAAACTTTAACTTTTACAAAAGCAAAGTTAGGAAGTGGTTCAATAGCTTCAAATGATGAGATTAGATTCTTAACAGATGTAAAAGAAGAATGGGGAACAGCTAATGTAGCAAGTTGCAAAATACAAGGAGATGAAAATAATATAGTAGCTATTGAGCTTCAATTTTCTAATGCTGGACTAAGAGAGGATAAAATATTTAGAGAAATAGGACTTTATGCAAGAGGCAACGAAGGAGATGAAATCCTTTATGCTTATGCAAATGCTAGAGATAAATATGATTATATTCCATTGATGAAAGATAGTCCTCATTCTTTTGTAATAGTTATTTATTTTAACATTACAAGTGGAACAAAAGTAGATGCCAACATTGATTTACATAGTTATGTATCACTTCAAGAGTTTAACGAAGGAATGAATAAAAAAGTAAATAAAACAGACTATGCTTCAGCTGAGCAGTATGGAATTGTTAAGTATGGAACTCAAGAAAATACAGCACTAGAAGGAAATAAATTCACACAAATGACAGGAAAAGACTATGGTGGAATTTTAAATATTGCTGGACAAAAAGAAGCAGGAAAAGCATACTGGGATAATAATACAAAAAAGCTATATATTTGTAAAAATAATAATAGTGATATATCCCCAAATGTTAATAATTATGTTCCGTTTGATTCTAACTCACTTTTTGAGAGATTGGAAAATCTAATCAAAACAGATTCCTTTCTAGCTCACAACGAAGGTTGGTTTGAGCTATTTGGTAGACTTATTTATTATGGAACAATACAATACAATGGAGCTTCTAATTATACACAAGATTTTGCCTTAAAATTAGAAATACAAAACTGGCAAAATGCAAATGTAATATGTAGTTTAAGAGAAACTAATCAAAAATTTTCAGATAAGACTTTTTCTGCAAAATTGAGTAATTCCAATAAATTATCTATAAGATCTAATTTATCTAATACAGAAATGGTAACTATATCATATTTAATAATAGCTAGAGTTTAACTTAAATTATTTTTTTCCATGGAGTAAAAACTCCTGTTGCTCCAGTAATCGCTCTGTAGAAAATAATGCCTTTGAAGCTATATAGAATTTGTTGGCAATAAGTTCCACCACCTAGTGCAAAAACAGTTAAATAAAATGCTCTAGAATCAGGTTTATCTATTTCACTAGGCAAGTTTCCAAAGTTATTATCCCATGCAGCAGATACATAAAATCCAGGGTCTGTTATAGAATTTAAATTTACATTGTTTATTGGAGCTAAAGTAAATTTAGTTCTTTCTTCTTTAGAACTGTTTAGATTTTCCAATTTACACAGATTCACTTATGATGAAATAAGTATCCTAAATAAAATGAAAGGAGGAATAAAAATGAAAACAATAAATTTCTATAGAGATATAAAAAAAGTATATTCAGTATATGCCAATAGTTTAGATGATGTAAAAAATAATCCTTTAAGTTACTACCCAGAATATAGAGAAAATATGATAATAACAGAAGAAGAATTTCAATATCCTATTCAAGATGAAAACGGTCTTAGAGAAATGAAAAAAGAAGAAAAAATTAAAGCTGGGATAGAGGTAACATTAGAGGAAGGAGAAGTTATAAAAAATAAGAAACTTCTAAAAATTGAAAAACCTTCAAAATATCATAAATGGCAGAATAGTGAGTGGGTTGTAAATTTGGAAGAGGTAAAAAATACTAAAAGAGAAGAATTGAAAAGTATTAGAATACAAAAACTTTATGAAAATATTACAGTAAATGGAGATACTTTTCAAGTTAGAAAAGATGATTTAGATAATTTTTGGGAAGTTGATTATATCTTAGGTATAGGAGAAGTTACAGAAACAGATACAAGAAACTGGATACTTGCAGATAATAGTATAAAAACTTTTACATATGCTCAAATAATGAATGTTCTAACAGAGTTTATAAAAAGAAAAGATAAAATATTTGATAAATTTGGTGAGTTATCTATAAAATTATCTACTGCTAAATCAGCAGAAGAAATTGAGAAAATAGAGTGGAAATAAAAGGAGGAAAAATGGGGAAGTTTAGTAAAAGAAGTTTAGATAATCTTGCAGGGTGTCATCCAGATTTAGTAAAAATAGCAAATCTTGCTATACAAAGAATTGATTTCACAATAATTGAAGGACATCGAACAGTAGAAGAACAGAGAAAAAAAGTTAAACAAGGTTTTTCAAAAATAATGAATAGTAAGCATTGTGAAACACCTAGTAGAGCATTTGATTTTATCCCATATCCATTTAAACAAGAAGATTGGAATGATACAGAAAAATTTAATAAAATTGGAGAAGTTCTTTTAGAATGTGCAAAAGAA